TGTTTACACTTAACATGCCTTCTTCTGATTCTTTTTCTACACTACGCATCATTCTAAACAATTTGTCTGAAAAACCGTATTTGCTGTTTGTTACTTTGACAACATCACCTACATCAACTTGTAATGCTTCATATGATGCATCAAATTCTAAAACTTTGCTTGTTCTACTCTGTTTAAGATCAATGTTTGCTAGGTTGTGTACCCTAGGCTTGTCATTTACTAGACTGTATCTCACTTGTAGAGGATTGTCTGGCTCATTGGTGTTTCTATCACCACTTGGAGTATCAATAACAACAATGGTGGTTTGGTCTTTTCTTTCTACTTCTGGATACTCAGCCTCTATTTGGTTATACATACTGTACAACTCTGTTTCAGATGTGCTTATACTGCTCACTATGTTGTCATCATTGAACACAAACGCATTTGCTTTTTCTGCTGTGGTAACTTCTCTGTTTGGTATAACTGCAAATTTACCTACTTTAGGATTGTATGTAAAGAATGTACTAGCACTTTGACACAATTGGTCTATGTTGTCTTTGACTGGCACATAAGTTGATAACATACCATTAATTTTCCATCTATCATGTGTTGAACCTACACCTAGGTTAGTAGTGTATGCTACTTGCTCTGTGCTGTAATCATACATGTCATTAAAACTAGGTATGTCTAAATCACTGTTGCTAAGTCCTGCACCATATCTATCATTTTGTAAGTAATCCAACAACACATTGCTGGGCTCACTCAAACTGTTTGTGATATCAAATGTGATTTGTCCACTGTCTGTGAGTCCGTTTTCTCTGTCAAAATCTACTTCAAATACTGCATAAACTAAGCCTTCATAGTTTGTGCTACTGTCTATTTTAGTGGTCAATGACTGTGCTGCTACTTTTACGCCGCCTGTTGGGAATATTTGGTTAACACTGCTTTGTGCGTTACCTGCATACACTCTACAACGCATTTTACCATTTACTTTGGTTGATGCTGTTGCGTTAGGGTCTGTGATACTTGTAACTATGTTGTTGTTGAAGTTTAATTTTGAGTCACCTCTGTAGATATTGGCCACTGAATATGTGCCTGAGTCTGTTTTTTCACCAATAACAAACACATATACCATTGTGTTGTTACGGTTTTTCATCTCTGCATCTACTGCAATACCACCTGTGATATTTCTACCATAAAACACTGGTATTCTGTTGTCTGTTGCTGGGGGTAACTGAACTTTTACCCCTGGATCTTTGCTTTGTTGGATACCTGGTGCTTTGTTTACACCTAAAACCTTGGCTGTGGCTATTCCTAAGCCACCTGCAACAATACCTGCTACAAGTGTACCACCTAAACTGAGTCCAACACCTGCTATAGTAGCAAATGTACCTGTTAAACCAATAGCACTTGCTATTGCTGCACCTATTGCACTAAAAACTGCCATTAGTTTACTCCCTCAAACATGTAATTGCGTTCTACTTTGCTCCAACCTCTTTTTTCTAGGTCAAAATCAGGTGATATTTCCATTAGTGTAAGCATGAACTGATCTATAACACCTGCATCTTTGAGTTTTTCACCATATTCTATGTATTTTTTCAATAATTTATATCCTAGCGTTGATTCTCTAGCACAAGGCTCTACCCACCACGCCATTTCTCTGAGTATTTTGATCTCTGGTAGCCATGGGTCATTGTTTATAGATGCTATAAGCATACCTTGTATCTCTCCTTTTTGTTCACCTACAATGATAACACCATTCTTAATAATATTACACAATAAATTTCTCACATAGTGATCATTATACTGTGGATTATGATGTTGTTTCATTGGTGAACTGTTAGCAAAGTTGATCATCAACTCCATTATTCTATCAAAATCATTTATACCTGCACGCCTTATCATATTTTTACCTTAAAACATACTACCTGGGAATGGATTGAAGCCTCTACGGCCTCCACCACCACCACCATAGCCTCCGCCACCACCAGCAGATCCGTTATATTCTCTACCAAAGTCAAAACTCACACCCATTAAGTCTGGTACATGTTTGAATGTTTGATCTCCTGGAAAGAATTTTGTTCTGTCTTCTGGATTTGATCTTTGTCCTGCTATTTTGTTCTCTAATATGGTGTTTATACTTGCACAACTGATACTGACTGTTGCTGTTTGATCACCTTCAAGTATGTCCATTTGTTCTTCAATTGCATAGTTAGTGATGATACCTTTGAATCTTTGAAACACATTGGCACTGTCTAGTGTGTAATCATCATTGTAAAATGCTCTATACACAACTGCTTCACCACCTTTTATAGGAGCACCTAATACTTGATCTAAGTAAGTGTCTGGCACACCTGTGAGTGTTATGTTTACATCACCGTTTGTGGTTTTTAAATCTTCTTGTATTTGACTGAGACCTAAGAATGCACCCAAGTACTGATAATCATTACTGTTATATGTTATTGTATCATAAGCAGTGCTTATATAGTATGTGGTTGTACCCAGTGTTAAATCAATGAGTAAACTTGATTTGACATTGTTGCCTTGTACTGGTGTTATAGTTGTTGCCATTACTCAATGACCTCAATTAGTTGAAAATCTGCATCAAAAGTGATCAAGTCATATGCTACCACTGAGTATAATGGCTTCTTCATCATTTTAACATTCCAAGTAACTGAAGTACCTGTGAGTAAACTTTTACCACTTAGAGTATAACCTGACTGTGTTATAAATGGTCTGTGAATTGGTACTGCTACACTTGTTGAAGTTGAATGTGCTACATCTGCTGTTACTTGATAAGGGTATCTATAACTACTACCTGGTTGTATGTAGTCACCTTTCTTGAACAAGAATGTGCCTGTGCCTGCCGCACTTGCATTCACTGTTAGTGTGTTACCACTTGCACTAACGCATGTAACGCCTGCTATGCCTGTGCTGTCACCCAAGTAGCGTGTTATGTAATCTAAACCTGTGTTAGATGTACCTATATTGATGTTTTCTTCTGTGGTTTTATCCAGTGTATCTAAGTCTTCTAGCACACTTCTGTTTGTGCTGTATTTTAAGCCATCATGCATACCTACAGTGAATCTGTATGGCATTGCTGTGGTAACTTCAGATGTTAGCACTCTACCTGAGCGTGAAATAGTTTGAGCACTTAATTTAGTTTTATCAATTGTGATAAACTGTGCATTGTTTATGATTGTTTGTAATGACATTATCTTGGTTGTCTCCTAGCGCCTACTTGCGTTAAATTATATACATACTCAGGATCTCTTGCTAGTGCTTGTCTGAAACTTTGTGTATCTACAGCACTGATGTTGTACACAATGGTACTACCACCTATGCCATTACCACTTTGTGCATTTGGCAATATTGTGCCACCTACTCTAGGCATGAATACTTCTGGTCCTTTTTCACCAACAACATATGGTTGGTTTGCTAATACTGGTCCACCCATTGCTCTAGGTTTGAGACTTGCACTTCCACCTGGTGAAAATTCAATTGGTATTCCAAAGGCACCAAATATACTGCTCAGTATTGGTTGGATAATTGCAAGTCTAAGTGCGTCTGATATCATTTGTGCTACCATCTTCTTAAAGAATGATTGGAAAGCATCACCTGCATCTTTACCTTCCATGAATGCTGTGGTTAAATCATCTGCTAGTGCTTTTTGTGCTGAGCCTAGTGTGTCAATGAAGTTTAACAGTGGCTCTGAACCTTTGGCTAGAGAGTCATCTAATTCTTTTTTGGCTGCTTTAAACTCTGCCATTGTGATACTGCCTGCGCCTAGCATGTCTTGTAATGCTTGTAACAGTATGTTGTATTCTTCTAAACTGCTTACATCAGCAAATGCTTCTTGTAATGCGGCAAAAGCAGTTACAGCGGCTTCTGCTGCTTCTTTGGCTTTTTGTGCATTTTGTGCAACTGCAATTTCTGCATCTTCTGTAACTTTTTTGGCTGCTTCTGCTGCGGCTGCTGCGGCTGCTCTAATTCTTTCTGCACCAGTGTCCATGTCATCAAAGAAACCACCAAGTGCGTCTCTGGCTGTTCTGTTTGTTACTATAATCTTGTCAAAGTTCTCACCAAAACTGTTTGCTAAGTTTGACAAGCCTTTATCAGAATCATTGAGGTCTTCTCTCATTTGTGCAAAGAATTCACTCATACCATTACCTACGCCTGGTATGTAACTTAACAAGTCACCAAAACCTTCACCAAAATCAATCAGTTTGTTTAATAACCATGTTAGTGCTTCTTGTCCTACTTTTAAGAAGCCACCCCAAAACTTATCAAACTCTGGAAATAAATTATTAAAGATACTTGTTATAGTGTCTCTGAGTGTAAAGAATATGTCAATGATTAGTGCTATTGCTTGTCCAGCGGCTTTAAATCCATTTACAACACCTGTGCCTATACTAGCACCTACTTCTGCTAAGTTACTACCGTTTTCAAGTAACACACTGTTTAGTGCTTCTAAGAAACCTTGGAACTCTGGTAATATAGCATCACCCACTGACTTCTTGAAGTCTGTGAATCTGTCACCTACTAAGTTTAATGCACCACCTAATGTGTTAGTAAGGTTTTGTGCGGCGCCATCAATCTCACCACCAAATTCTTGTATTTTAGCAATGGTTTCTTCTATACTATAACTAACACCTGCTTCAAATCCTGCGGCACTAAGTACACCTTTTTCTCTGAATATATCTGCGGCACCTGCACCACCACTAAATGCTCTTTGTAATTGTCCTGCTGCATCTTCAAAACTCAAACCAAACTGACCAGCAATGTCTGCGGCAAGTCTAGTGTTATTTTCTAAGTCTTTGAGTGTAGGTGATACTGTGGCTAATGCTGGTTGAGCGGCTGCTAGTTCCTCAAAACTAATTGGTAATTCTTTTGCTGTTTCAATTAACTGGTTTAGTGCGGCTTTACCTTTTGCACTACTACCTGTTAAGTTTGCTAGAGTTGTTTCAATCTTTTGGAAGTCACTGGCTGTGGCTACACTTGCACCTAAGCCTTTGAATGCGGCTCCTAGTGCTACAACACCTGCTGCAACTGGTGCAAATCTTGCTGCTAAACCAATCATTGAGCCTTTTGCTGTGTTGGATGCACCTCCAAATCCAGCCATTGAGCCTTTTGCTGATTTTAATTTCTTGTCAAACCCTCTGGTGTCTAGGGTAAGTGTGACTTCAATGTTCTTGGCCATGTTATGTTACTCTCTTTACATAGTTGTCTACATATTCATCTATCTTGTCTGAAGTAGGGCCAGTCATGCCTTGTGGAGCCTGTGAACTCCAACCTTCATCAAGTCTACCTGCGTATGGATATGCACTTTTAATTGTTAAATTCTTTCTAGAGGTATGGCTTCTAGCATTACCTGATCTTATAGGTGTTTCACGCCTATAATGTATGTGGGCTTCTTTCATCACAACCTCAGGCATCTTGCCTAAGTCTCTGAGCAAGTCTTGAAATTGTGTATCATTTACTTTGAATGTCATTGTTTCTCACTTTGTCTAGGCTTTCTTGTAATGTTTTCTCATCATAGAATTGATCCATGCCCTTACCACTTTGTTTAGCACTTTCAAATGCTCTTGTTGTCATTGCAATATCAAATATTTGCAAATCAAATGTATTACCTTCCTTTAGCAGTGTACTAGGCAACACACTATATCTTTCAGCTATAGCATCCAACAGTAAGTAGTAATTAGTCTCTATACTGCCAGGCTTTACTGTGGAGCTTGTTGCTTTCCCAAGAAGTTCCCAATAAGTGTCATTGCTTCTACTTGTAAATCAAGTGGCAATGTGTGTTCATCTTGACACACTTTGTTACCTTCATCATCTAGTATAAGTTCACTGACAACTTCCATTGTCTCACCCATTTCCATTTTGTCTGCGTTGGCTAATCTGCCATAGACATCTAGTGGTTGTCTGTCATAGACATAAAAGTCTAATTCATCACCATATTTTTCTACTAGTTCTGGTTTTTGGATTGTTAGTTTTTCTAACTTGGGCTTTGTTGCTAAATCTTTCAATTTCATATCTTTATTCCTTTAAGTCTCTATCATTTAAATTGTGAATTGCACTTAGACAAAATGCTATTCTGTTTGATGCTTTCTCAACATCTGCTCTAGCACACTTTAATTCATTCTGTGCTTTTGCTAATTCTGTGTTCATGCTCTTCAGTATCTCTACTGGAGTCTTGTTGTTCCATATCTGCATTAGTATTTACCTGTTTCTTTAAATCTTTGGGTTTGTTGTTCTTTTTAGCATCTGGTAGTTCAACACCGTGCTCTTTTGCATATTCATCCATGTTGTGTTCTACGCCCTTAACAGTTATTGTTCTGCAAGGTCTGCCTGTCCACTCACCATGTTTAAATAATTTTAACCATCTGTGTTCCATGTTTTTCTCCTAAAAGAATAACTCCCCCCGGGAGGAGGGAGTCATAGTTTTTGTGTAATTAACCTAGTGTTAAGCTACAGCGCCTTCAGTGAGGTCACCATCTACTTCAATAGTAACTGGTGTCACCCAAACTGGAGCGTCCATATTAACTGTAGGGGCTAATCCTGAGATAAACCCACTTCCTTTAAGCAATTTACTAGCACTATCTCTACCTTGGAATCCAATTTCAAAAAACACTCTGGTTTTTGCTTTTGAAGCTCCAAACAATCCAGTGTCTTTGACTGTGTCATTTGAACCAACATCTACACCAAAGAATGCATCACTGTCTACAACAACATTCAGAGTTAACTGATTAGTTGCTGGAGTAGTTGCAGCACTTTCTGCTGTTGAATCCAATGTTTTCCAACGGAAAACACCTGTTGAGTTATTGATAGTTACATCTTGCATATAAGGAACAATTAATCCGTCTGTAAAGGCTGCTGCAATAGATGCATTTGATGCACTATCACCTAAACCTAAGACTGCTTCATTACCGGCACTTACATTTATTACTGTTGCCATATTAGTTCTCCTATTATACGGTTATAAAATTAAAATCAAACTGATACACTATTGTATCAGCCTGTGTGTCAGTTGACATGTCACATTCCCTAGACGCTTGTCCAAGTATTGCAACACGGCTTTCTAACACCTTAGATATCACACTGTCTATATCTGTAGGTTGTGTTTTAGCATCAACGGCTAAGAATCCAGTTACAGCCGTTTCCGTCTGTACTACATCTTCTCCATCTAGCGTAGAAAACAATTCTGTTTTAGAGATGTTGTCTTCATCCAAGTATACCTTCTTCATGTTTTTAATATAAAGTGGTTCACCTGCACTGCTCCAAGGGAGCTCTGAACTAACACTAACAGTTGAACCTGCTAGTGCTACATCCAAATTTGCTTTCAAATCATCTCTGATTGCCATTAAGATACCCTCACCACACTCTTGTTACCGCGTGTGCGTTTGTTACGCCTATAACTTATTAGTTTCTCTGAGTCACTAACAGAGCCATCTCCACTTGAATCATACCAAGTAAAGTCAGCCATTATTTCATCAAATAAACTGTTAAAGCGTGATTCAAAATATTGAATCTTTTGTACTTCTGCACTCTCTGGGTTACCAAAGTCTGCTACTTTAGGTAGCAAGTACATGTAAAGTA